GGCTGCGGTTGTCACTGGCGCGCTGTGGATACTGTTTTGGTATTCAGTCGGTGCGATTCTGTATTGGCTAATGTGGCGTCGATAAGCAGGAATGTTAGGTTTTCTCAGGTTTTTATGGCACTCAGAGCAAAACAACACGCTTTCATTCACGCCTATCTGAGCCATTGGAATGCGACAAAAGCCGCCATTGATGCAGGCTACGCAGAGCGATCGGCGGCTTCGATTGGCTCTGAAAACCTAAGAAAACCTGAGATTCAAGCCGCGATCCAGGCGCGCCTGGCCGAGTTGACAATGAGCGCTGACGAGGTGCTGGTACGGATTTCCGATCACGCGCGCGGCGATATGAGCGACTTCCTCACGATCGCTGAGGAGGATGTTGTCATCGAGCAACACATCAATGGCGTGCTGACGACTACCGAGACGGTACGCCGCCCGGTCGCACGATTCGATCTCGAAAAGGCCGAGAAGGCCGGCAAGCTGCACTTGATCAAAAGCTACAGCCTGACCGACAAGGGACTCCGCGCGGAGCTGTACGACGCGCACGCCGCGCTCTCTCTGCTGGCAAAGATTCACGGCCTACTTATCGATCGCACGGAGACCACGATTGACTTCATTGGCGATGCCGCAGAATCGCTTGACCGCAAGCTCGTTTCGGGCATGGCCGACGAGTCGCCAACAGACGTTTCTCGCGAGCCTGAGCAAACGTGAAAAGGCTGCGCTGTTTTTTGACTGGCGCTTCTGGGCGAGACAAGAGCAGCTGCCGCCTGATGGCGACTGGTACGTGTGGCTCATCCTGGCCGGGCGTGGCTGGGGGAAGACGCGCACCGGTGCCGAGTACGTCCGCTACCGGGTCGAACACTGCGGCGCGCAGCGGATCGGCCTGATCGCGCAGACCACCGCCGACGTGCGCGACGTGATTGTCGAGGGCGAGTCGGGCATCCTGGCCGTGTCGCCACCCTGGAATAGGCCAAAGTATGAGCCGACCAAGCGGCGATTGACCTGGCCGAATGGCGCAATCGCAACCACCTACAGTGGCGATGAACCTGACCAGCTTCGCGGGCCGCAGCACGATACGGTCTGGGCGGATGAGCTAGCCAAGTGGAAGTACGCGCCGGATGCGTGGAGCAATATGGAGATGGGTCTGCGGCTGGGCAACGATCCGCGCGCCGTGGTCACCACCACGCCACGCCCAATCCCTTTGATCAAAGAGCTGCGCGACGATCAGGAGACCGTCAGACCGACCACCAATCTATCGACGCATATCAATCGCGCGAATGTCTCAGAGCGCTTCGTGCGGCGCGTGATCAGGCGACTGGCCGGCACACGGCTGGGCCGCCAGGAACTCGACGCCGAGATCCTGGAAGACACGCCCGGCGCGCTCTGGACACGATCGGGGATCGAGGCGACGCGCGTGAAACACGCGCCCGAGCTGACGCGCATCGTGATCGGCGTTGACCCATCGGCGGGCGGAGTCGATGGCGAAACCGGAATCGTCGGCTGTGGCAAGGACGATCGCGAACATGGCTATGTGCTCGGCGACTTCACCGCGTCAGGCGACCCGGCCGAGTGGGCGCCAGCGGTGATCAGGGCGTACATCGAACTCAAGGCCGATAAGATTGTGGCCGAGAAGAACCAGGGCGGGGCAATGGTTGCACATGTCATCCGGCAAACCAGCGTTGAGGTTGGCGGCATCCTGATCAGGGGCGCCAATCTCCCGATCGAGCTGGTCTGGGCATCACGCGGCAAGCACACGCGCGCCGAGCCGATCAGCATGCTCTGGGCACCCAAAGAGCAGCGCGGGCATTACGTCGGCGCATTCCCCGAACTGGAAGATCAGTGCTGCACCTGGGTGCCTGGCGAGGACAGCCCCGACCGGATGGACGCGAAGGTGTGGGCATTTACCGATCTGTTCCCGAATGAAGAGGCCATGGGCGAAGACTTCGCCCCGACCGTCGGCGGCTCGCGGCGCATGGACAGCGCGATCGAGCGAGGCATACGCCATTGAAGCGCCCGCCACTGCCGCGCCCGAACTTCGTGCCGCTGCGCTCTCCCAGCGGCCACCTGATCGGCTACATCGATCGGGCCCGGCTGATCTTAGAGGTCAAGCCGCGCGCCGGGCGGCCGACCGAAGAGATCGACCTGGCGCCGTTTCTACGCAAGCCTTGACTGAACGTGCTAGAATAGCAGCACAATCGCATATCATTCGACGCCACCGAGCGCCCTGGCTCTTTTCGTAAAGAGTCGCGGCGCTCCTTTTGATTCTTATGACCGATCTCGCCACAACCGATCGCTCCACCCTCGCCACCGAGTACGTTAGTGGCGCCTCCGGCCTGTGGTCGCCGCTCGCGCTGCGCACGCTGCCTGGCGCGATCGACGATATCACGCAGGACTTTGGCGACGATCTGTACGAGCGCATGCGCCTCGACCCGATCGTGAATGCCAATCTCAACATCCTGCGCGCCTCAATCATCGAGGAGGGCGTGCGGCTGAGCTGCCCACTCGACGACGAGGCCGACGACGGCTACGAGCTCGGCCAGGAGATCGAGGACTTCTGCGAAAGCGTGCTCAATGACTTGCAGATCCCGCTCGACGACGTGCTCTGGGATCTGCTCGACGCGATCTTGCTCGGCAGCCGCACCGCCGAGGAAGTCTACCGCGACGTGCCGGCCGCGTCCTATGCGCTGCCAGGCACGAGTCCGATCTCGCGCACCCAGCCACTGCTTATCCTGTCCGCGCTCAAGCCCAAGCCTAGAATATCGACCGGCTTTGTCGTCGACGCCTTTATGAACGTCAAGGCGATCAGCACGGCGCGGCCGGGCATGGGCTTCTCTCTGGGCGCGCTATCCACGATCGGCGGCTCGTGGCCCCCTGGCTGGCTGCGGCGCGATAAGTTCGCCGTGCTGACCTTCCGGCCCAAGGACGCCGACCCGCGCGGCACATCCGCGTTTCGCGCGGCCTACACGCCCTGGTTTGCCAAGCAAGAGATCTGGCAGGAGTTCTTAAAATACCTGGCCCAGTTCGCCAGCCCCAGTATTTACGCGATTGCGTCCGAGGCGGCCACCAAGAGCGGCATCCAGGTCGCAAACGCCGACGGCACTACTTCGACGCGCCCGGCCGGCGAGGTGCTCAGAGACACGCTGCTGGCCTTCCGCAACGGCACGGCGATGGGGCTGCCCTACGGCACGCTGGTCAATACCTTAGAAGTCGCCGGCGACGGGCAGGCGTTCCACAATGGCTTTCTGCACTGCGACCAGCAGATGACGGTCGCGGTGCTCCATCAGACGCGCGCCACGATGGAGGCCCAGCACGGCAGCCGGGCCGACTCAGAGACCGGGCAGGACATTCTGGGCACGATCGTGCGCCAGGCCAAGCGGAGTGTCTGCACGATGCTCCGGCGCGACATCCTGACACCGCTGGTGTCGTATAACTACGGCCCCGACGCGAGCCGGATGCTCACCCCGATGGTCTCGCTCGGCAGCGTTGAGCAGCAGGACTGGAGCGCCTACGCGACCGCCGTGGCAGCGCTCGCCAAGAGCGGCTATATCGATGCGAGCCAGTACGCGGCCTTAGACGAGAAGCTCGGCCTGCCGCCGCGTGCGCTGCCGAGCGGGCAGACACCGCCGCTCGATAGTGGTGACGAAGAGGACGACGACGATGCCATCTAGTCTCTACGAATGGGGACTGACCATCCCCTGGTGTATCACCGACGCGGCATTGGACGCCATGCTCTCTGTCGCCGCGCGTGAGGACATCGACCCTGATAGCTTAGCGCAGATCATGCACGGGCCGAAGAGCTTAGCGCTCAGAAACGGCAAGCGGCGCGACGACAGCGAGAGAACGCAGATGCTGGGCAACGTCGCACGGATCATCATCGACGGCCCGATCTATCGCTACGCCGATTACTTCACGAAATACTCTGGCGGAGTCACCACCGAGTCGTTAGCTAGGGACTTTCAGAGCGCGCTCGACGACCCGGCAGTGGCCGCAATCGCGCTCGTCATCGACAGCCCCGGTGGCGAGGCGACCGGCATCAATGAGCTGGCCGATACGATCTACCAGGCCAGGGGCCGAAAGCCGATCGGGGCCTATATCGAGGGCTATGGGGCCAGCGCGGCCTACTGGATAGCGAGCGCCGCCGATGTCGTGACGGTCGATGAGAGCGCGCTCATCGGCTCGATCGGCACGGTCATGGGCGTGCTCGACCCGACCAAGCGCACCAAGTACACGATCGACTTCGTGAGCACGCAGTCACCCAAGAAGCGCGTCGATCCGACGACTACGGATGGGCAGGCGTACTTGCAGAGCCTGGTCGACGACATGACCGAGGTATTTATCGCCAAGGTGATGCGCAATCGCGGCATGACCAGGGCGCAAGTGCTCTCAGTCGAAGGCGGCATGCGCATCGGCCAGCACGCCGTCACGGCTGGCCTCGCAGACAGCATCGGCGCAGAAGACCAGCTCGTTCGTGACCTGGCGGCCAAGG